GCGATATTATCAACATGATCAGCACTGTTGTTGAACGATTAGGCTATTCTATTACCAAGCACGGATTCTATGATCATGATCAAGGCAGACATTTTAACTTTGTACAACCGCTAACATGGGTCTATGGAAATAAAACAAACCCAGGTCACTGATCTCAACCGAGACAAGTTTTATAAACACGTTTATTGTCAACAGTTAGATGGCAGAACTCGTCTTGTAAATCTTGATTCTTTCAATGTTAAAAATTTCATTGTGATTGATTGTTGCGGGTGGCACTACAAAAAAATATTTCCCAACAAAAATGTGTTGCCTGTTGAGTCAGCTAGAGACATACTGCAATACAATCTGTCAGATGACACGTTTTTTAAATTGTTTAACTATCAGGAAAACAACATTGTTTGGCCCAACTTTGCTGTAGACAACTGTGCAGTAGTTTTTGATCGTAGTCCAGTGTTGAAGTACCAAACTGTAGAGCAGTTGACATCAATTTTTCAACAAGTTCAGTCAACATACAAGCCTAAATTTTTAATTGCTAGATTGTACTTGAACCTAATAGACGATTCAAGATTGGTTGACCGTTTTTACAATCTAGCACAGATCAAACTTGACGGTAGTGTGGTTACTGATTTTAACTATAGCGTCAAGAACGAAGAGCTGTATATTTGTTTTCAAAGGAAAGTGCATGATACCAATTGATTTTGTTGCAGGGTGTCACGGACATTTTTTAGAAACAGTACTAAACAAATATTTTGGTATTGTTGAAGTTGATGATGCATTTACTGCAACTGGTACCAGTCATCGAAAAAACAATCAGTACCAACAGAAAAAATTATTTTCAGCACAACATTGGTTTGAATTATACTCAGTTGAATACTTTTCAAAGTTTGACAAAATTATTTCTATTAGATTTGATCTGGACGACCTGCTGTTGGTATCGTCAGTTAGTTTGTTGCGAGCCGGAGACATGAACATTGACAACGACAGCCTTGAGATTGATACCAAAGCAAAACTAAACAATATATTTTACAAGTCCATGCTAAATGAAATATACTTAGCATATCCCGATGTTGATCAACAAGCACCGAACATACCTCGCAATGTGTTGAGAGAATTTTTTAAATTTGGATTCAGAAATCCCGAAGCCAATGGCTACTGGCGCAAGCTACTGGCCATGCAGTATCCCTTGGGTTCCAAAGTATTCTACTTTGAGTTCAAGTCCTTCTATGATGTTGATCAGCTGGTACAACAACTTGAACACCTTGAAATATTTTTGGACATGCGTTTTGATTTTTCAGATGAGTTCTTTCAACATCACAAAAAGTTTTTGAGTTTTATCCCGTATGTAACGCACCAACAAACATGTGATCACATTGTTGAATGTGTGAGCCAAGGAGTAGATGTTGATATACCCAAGCTTACGTTGTTTCAAGAAAGCTACATCAATGGCAACTTGGAACGTATCCATGGCAAAGAAATGCCGTTTCTACCCAATAGTTATTTTAATTCAACGTTAGAAATGCTATACTACATCAAGAACCAAGCACCAGATCTATGATACAATTTAAAAATTTAACGGTTAAAAACTTTATGAGTGTGGGCAATGCCACACAAGGTATAGACTTTGATCGCAAGGATCTTACACTGGTCTTGGGGGAGAACTTGGATCTGGGCGGCGATGGATCAAGAAACGGTACTGGTAAAACCACAATCATCAATGCGCTGAGTTATGCATTGTATGGTCAGGCTCTAAGCAACATTCGCAAAGATAATCTTGTGAACAAAACAAACGGCAAGCACATGATTGTGAGCTTGGATTTTGCTGTTGGCAGTACTGAATACAAAATTGAACGTGGTCGCAAACCCAACGTTTTAAAATTTTATGTTAACCACGAAGAGAAGTCGGCTACTGACGAAGCACAAGGCGATTCTAGAGAAACCCAAGATGCCATTGAACGTATCTTGGGCATGAGCCATGACATGTTCAAGCACATTCTTGCCTTGAACACTTACACAGAACCGTTTCTAAGTCTCAAGGCCAATGAACAACGTACTATTATTGAGCAGTTGCTGGGCATAACACAGTTAAGTGAACGTGCTGATAGGATCAAAGAACTAAATCGTGAAACCAAGGACGCTATCAGTCAGGAAGAATTTAGAATTCGAGCGGTACAAGAAGCCAACAAACGCATTGAAGAACAAATTGAGAGTTTGCGCAAACGCCAGACAATGTGGACCAAAAAGCGCAACGAAGACCTTGCACAATACCAGCAGGCCATTGTTGATCTTGAACACATTGATATTGAACAAGAGTTACAGGCTCATCGAGACCTAACAACGTTCCATGCTCGAAAAACAGCAATTGACGAAGCAGAAAAGTACATTAGGCTTATTGCCACAGATGATGCCAAACTGCAAAAAACTGTGGAAAAGCTGCAAAAAGAAATTGCAGCACTGGATGATCACAAGTGCTATGCTTGTGGCCAAGAACTGCATGACTCCAAACAAGACGAAATTCGTGCTACCAAACAAGCATCATTGCAAGAAGCAGCACTACAACTGTTGGCCAACGACACTCAACGTCAGGAACATCAAGACACATTGTTGACCCTGGGTGCCTTGGGCATAGCACCCAGGGTCTTTTATGACACATTGGAAGACGCACTCAATCACAAAAACAGTGTGGAAAGCTTGCGCAAAAGTTTGGATTCAAGATCTACCGAAATTGATCCTTATGGCGAACAGATTTCAGACATGCAAAAACAGGCGCTGCAAGTTGTTAGCTATGACACACTCAACGACCTAACACGGCTACAAGAACATCAAGAGTTCTTGCTCAAGTTGCTGACCAGCAAAGACAGTTTTGTTCGCAAGAAGATCATTGATCAAAACTTGAGCTACTTGAACCAGCGTCTCACACACTATTTAGATCGCATTGGATTGCCACACACTGTGAAGTTCCAAAACGATTTGACTGTGAGCATTGAAGAACTGGGTCGTGAGCTAGACTTTGACAACTTGAGTCGTGGTGAACGCACTAGACTGATTCTCAGCATGAGCTGGGCATTTCGTGATGTATGGGAAAGCTTGTATCACCCCATTAACTTGTTGTTTATTGACGAGCTCATGGACAACGGACTTGACACACAAGGTGTTGAGAACGGACTGGGCTTGCTCAAGAAAATGAGCCGCGAACGACACAAGAGTATCTGGCTCGTGAGTCACAAAGACGAACTTGCTGGTCGCGTTGAGAACATTCTCAAAGTGATCAAAGAAAATGGTTTTACCAGCTACAATACAGACATCGATGTTGTTTGATTTTAACGTTATTGACGAGTATCAACTGGAGATTACCACATATTGTAATGCGGCCTGTCCCCAGTGTCCTCGCAACAATAACGGATCTGGCATCAATCCTTATCTCAAGCTAGAGCATTTGCCAAGAGACGTAATTGATCGTGCGTTTACTCAAGAGCTGTGTGCTAGACTAAGACAAGTATTTTTCTGTGGCAGTTACGGTGATCCTATCATGCATCCTGACTTCCTGGATATACTGAGAGACTTTAGAAGCAAGTCGCCCACACTTTGGTTGTACATACATACCAATGGTGGAGCACATGATGCTGAGTATTGGAGTGAGTTGGCCAAGATTCTTGGCGGCTATGGTCAAGTAGATTTCAACATTGACGGCTTGGCGGATACCAATCATTTGTATAGGAGAAATACTGACTTTGATCGTATCATCTCTAATGCACAGGCATATATCAATGCTGGTGGACGAGCGGTGTGGAATTTTATTGTGTTCAAACACAATCAACACCAAGTCGAAGCTGCAAAATTACTCAGCAAACAAATAGGGTTTCAAGAGTTTAAACATCGTGCCACCGGAAGATTTTTAAATCATCAGACTCTAGAAGAGTTCAATCAGTGGCCAGTACAGCAGCGTAATGGCACGGTAGAGTATCATTTGGAGCCCACTGAATTAGCGGTATACAAAAATCGCAGCATGCTCATGCTGCCCAAGTTAAAAAAGCAACATGCTGATATCAAGGACTATTTTGCTACAACAGAAATTTGTTGTGATGCCCTGGCCGGAAACAAAGTAGCTATCAATGCCAGCGGTGTTGTGTTACCTTGTAACATGCTGAATCACAATCTTTCTGACGCAAGATTTAGAGATCCTGGTGTGTTGCCATGCAGCAATGATCTCAGCACAGTAGACGGTAACAATCAAGTTCAAGAATTTGTGAATCGCTACGGCGTTGACAACTTGAGCATTCAACACCGCACATTGCAACAAGTGTTTGCCAGCCCATTTTGGGTAGACCTTGTGAGCAGTTGGAAGCATAATACATTTCCCGAGCGACTGTTTGAATGTGCCATGACTTGTGGCAAGAAGTTTCAAAAAGTATGGGATCAAACCAAAATGACAAAAACATTTTTTATCACTGGCGGCAATCGCGGTCTGGGACAACATCTAGTCAACGCATTCAACGGTACCAGTGTGAGTCGTCAGCAAGGCTACGATATCACCAAGCATGTGAAAGAGATTGCTGAAATAAGCCTGGACTTTGATGTGTTTGTGAACAATGCATTTGATGGTCCACCGCATGAAGACTGGGCTAACTTTGCTCAAGCACAGATTTATTTTGCGGTATACAATGCGTGGAAAGCAGCTGGCAAGACTGGACACATTTTTAACATTGGCAGCACGGGCAGCAAACACATTGTGGCACCTGAACCCAGATTTGAAACCTATAGAGTAAGCAAGGCAGCACTAGAACACGCAAGCCGACAAGGCACACAGGCATTTAAACAGAACATTGTACCATTTAAAACAACGTTAATCACCTTGGACCGACTAGACACTGAACTCAGCCGCAGCAGGCCTAACTGGACCGGCAACGGCGTAAATTTAATAGACATTAGCAATTTTATTCAATACGCACTCAGCACAGGCAACAATACAGTAATCGAAGAGGCAACTTTTTACGTAAACTTTGAATATAGTGATAACTATAATGCATGACATGGCTATACAACAATCAACCAGTGGAAACTCTCCCAGAAGATTGCGTGGGCTTTGTCTACATCATAACCAATAATCTCAATCAACGCAAATATATTGGCAAAAAACTAGCTAAATTTTCTCGAACAACACAGAAGACAGTCAAACTCAAAAACGGCACTAAGAAAAAGAAAAAAATCCGCACCAAGGTGGATAGCGATTGGCGGGACTATTATGGTTCAAGCCCTGAGCTTGCCCGGGATGAGGAACA